ACCTATGTAAAAGATTCAGCACTTTTAGCAATACTAGAACAAAAGCTAGCTGCCCTTAAAGATGCTCAAGCTGCCCTATCTTTACTCCCACCACTAACAATTAATGCTCCTACGCAACTAACAGCATCTGTTGATGGATCAACGGTAACGCTTAACTGGTCTGCACCTACTTCAGGATTAATCCCTGAACGTTATGCGATTATGTGGAGTGATGGTAAAAATGGTTGGGGTATTGCTACAGGTAATGTTGGGGACGCTAACGCTTTAAATACTAGTATCTCTTTTAATGTAGATATTGTTGGTTCTTCAGGTGGATGGGACAAAAGCTACACATTTTCTATTCGATCCGATCATGATAGCGGCCACGCATATTCTTCTTGGTCAAACCAAGCAACTCTTACCATAGTTAAGCCTGGACCAACCCCAGAACAACTAGCTGCTGAAGCAGCTAGATTAGAAGCTGAAAAGCAAGCAGCTATTGCAGCACAGCTTGCAGCTGAAGCTGCAGCAGAAGCTGCAAGACTCGAAGCATTAAGAGTTGCTAATGAACAGGCAGCAGCTGCGGCTGCGGCTGAATCTGCACGTCAAGCAGCTATCGCAGCGGAAGCTGCAAGAGTAGCGGCTGAAGCAGAAGCAGCTAGACAAGCAGCTATTGCAGCTGAATCAGCACGAGTTGCAGCGGAAGCTGCTGCTAAAGCAGAAGCTGACAGATTAGCTGCAGAAGAAGCTGCACGTATTCAAGCTGAAAAAGATAGGCTGGCTGCTGAAGCTGCAGCACAAGCTGAGGCAGATAGAATTGCGGCAGAAAAAGCTGCAGCTGAAGCCGAAGCTGCACGATTAGCTGCTGAAGCAGAAGCTAAGGCGCAAGCTGAAGCAGCTGCTAAAGCAGAAGCTGACAGACTAGCTGCGGAGGCTGAGGCAAAAGCGCAAGCTGAAGCGGCAGCCAAGGCTGAAGCGGAACGTATTGCAGCAGAAGAGGCTGCAGCTAAAGCTGAGGCAGATCGAGTAGCTGCAGAAGAGGCAGCTGCTAAAGCTGAAGCCGAAGCTGCTGCTAAAGCTGAGGAAAAACGTTTAGCTGAAGAAGCAGCAGCTAAAGCGGAAGCTGAAGCTAAAGCTGCTGAAGCAGAGGCTGCAGCTAAGGATAAAGAGCTAAAAGACGCGGCTAAAGAGGGAACCCTTACAGAAGAGCAGAAGCAAGAGGTTGCTAATAACCTTATTGAAGAAGCAAATGGGGGGCCAGTATCTGCAGCAGCTATTGCTGAGGCAGGTATTGAGTACAAAGACCTTCCACCAGAGACTCCTGTAGAGGTTAGGCAGGATGAAAATGGAAATGAAGTTATAATTACAGCAGACGTTGCCGCAGCTCTCGTATTATTAGAGAACCCAGCGGAGTTAATTGGCGAATTATTTAGTGACCCTGGTCAAGCCCTTAAAGCACTTGGAAGTATCGGTGCTGACATGTCTCCACAAGAACGAGAAGAAGCCCAAAAGATGGTAGTCGCTGCCGTCATTGCGGGCAATGCTGCAATTAACGCAGTTGCAGTAGCAGGAACTGCAGGTGGAACCACATCCGGTGGATCTACCGGTGGTGGAGGCGGAAATTCTGGAGGCGGAGGAGCCTCTGGTGAATCAAAAGGAATCAGGAGAAGGAAACCTTGAGAATACTTAAAGATATGGTAGACCAACTATGGACTCTACTAGGTATGTTTATTGCATGGGTTGTATTAGATGGCTCAGCTAAGACAGTTGTCGGCTACGCAATCATTGGAACCCTTGTGGCTTGGGCGATTACTTATCCACTACGTAACCCAAAGGATGAAGAATAATGTTTAAAATGACAGGAAATATACTGCTTCGCATCGTTGCTGTATTTGCAGCTAGCGGTCTCGGCGTAATTGGTGCCGGCTCTATTGCTGGAATCTCTGTACTAAAGGCTGTAACAGTAGCTGGTTTAACAGCGGTTGCAGCAGTCGTAGAAAAGCTAGCACGTGGCTTTATGAATGACGGCAAGCTATCACTAGATGAAATTAACTCTGCATTTGCAGCAGTTGATGTTAACTCTAAGACGGCAGCTGACCTTCAGGTTGAAGCTAATCAGACAGGTGTAGCAGTTACTATTGCGCCTACTACAAAGCCAGATGGACAAATTCCAGAAGATCATCCAGTTGACGAAGACTGGCATAAGGAGGAAAACTAAATGGCAGATATGGGAACAGCGGCTAAGCTAATTGAAGTAGCAGTAGCAGAACGTGGAACCATTGAAGGTCCAAAAGATAATGAAACAAAGTACGGAGCTTTTACTAAGGTTAACTTTCAACCTTGGTGTGGTTCTTTTGTAATGTGGTGTGCTAACCAAGCTGGAGTAAAGGTACCAAATACCGTTTCTACCCCAGCAGGAGCAGCAGCTTTCAAGAAAGCTGGCGCTTGGATTGACGCAGTTACTGCAGATCCAGAACCAGGTGACATTGCATACTTTGATTTTCCTGCAGATGGCGTAGACCGTATCTCTCACGTTGGAATTGTTATCAAAGATAACGGTGATGGAACAGTATGGACTATCGAAGGAAACACAAGCCCAGACAGTAAGGGTTCACAACGTAATGGTGGACAGGTATCTAAGAAGCTTCGCGGCTTTAAGAAGAACAAAGCTAATGAACAGATCTCTATTGTGGGATTTGGTCGCCCTAAGTTCAAAGCAGCGGTAGCAGCTCCAGCTGCACCAGCAGCTCCTGTAGCAGCTAAGTGCCCTACCTGCGGTAAGTAATTATAAATAAAAAAGCCCCCTAGCGATAGGGGGCTTTCTTATTTTGGGCTGTTGGTTAGCGGTATCTTTAACGACCCCTATGCTAACGAAGTACCAAACTTATCTACGGTTGAAGTAATCTCTTCACCACGGTACATTGTCTTACCCTTATGAATGTGAACTTGATCGAAGTGGAAGCTGTCATCATCCCCATCTTTGTAGAAAATAACGCTTACTCCTTGTTGCCAGTTCTCAAAATACTGGAGAGCTTGACCCTTAACATTGATCCCGCCCTTAACAGAGGGTACGGCCCCATCAACACGACATAGACAGCCGGGGCTAAACGATACACTCTTAATCGCTTGGTCACGATCAAACACAGTCTTACTCTGTTGTTCCATACGATGCGTATGCCCAAAAAGTGTGGAGATATTCGGGTTTGCATTTGCATACTGCGCAGCAGTTGAACCGCTAGCATTAGCGCGATCACCGTGCATAGCACGCAAACGCTTATTAATCCAGTGTGCAGCAGCAGGGTATCCATCGATGAACTCAACCCCTAACTCGTCACAACGAAGTAGATTTTGTAAGCTTAGTACCGGCCATGATTCCGGCATGTTTGCTACTTTAATACCGTAAGCAGCAGCAGCGTTGTCGTTAACAAAGCGGTTAAGACGCTTGTCATGATTACCTTCAAGAAGGATAATTCTTGCATCCACCCCGGCATTAGCGCGTTGCTCAGCAAGAAAACGATGGCCACGATTAATAGCAAGCTGGGCAGTGTGTGCAAAGTTAGTCTCCTGTTCATAAGTTCCGTACATAGGTAAATCTAAAAAGTCTCCCAGGTTGATTACCTGAACAAGCGGGTGTCCGTGATCTAGTCCCACAACTTGTAGCGCAACATCCATAGCAGCTTCATCGTGGAACGGATCTAAGGCACCATCTTCATACTTACGGTAACCGATCTGTGGGTCAGGTAACGCAACAGCAACTTTCCAATCGCTACTGATCAAACTAGGTGTACGAACCTTAGGCTGTACAACTACAGGATCAGCATGCTGTACTGGTTGCCATGTAGGTCCTTCTCCCCATTTAGGAGAGAGAACAATCTTTGTATCATCAGGATTAGTAGAAAGACTAACCTTGCTGATCTTTCCAACATCATCGGGGCTAAGCCCGTTAGCTCGCAGCAGCTTATCAATGGAGCTTAAGCCACTGTTCGCTGAAATTTCTGCCTTGGCGGTATTGTACGAATCTTCTAGCGACATGAACAGTTCCCATTTCTGTGCTCTTTGAGCGACGTTATTCCGAATGTTGCACCAGCTGTTTTATACAATGTGTGTAGACCTCTCGTAGAGAAGTCATCATCGTTTAAAGAATTTTCAAATGCTAGTTGGTTGGACTCATCAAGAGAGACAGCCCAAGCACCAACAACACACTTACCAGCTACGTAAGTGTTCTTTTCTTTCGCTTCATTATACAAAGCATCTAAACTCATTGCGCCTCCAGTTTACTTAATGGATGCCTAGGTTATAGGCCTCCATTAAATATTATACTCTAGATTAGTATGAAGAATCAAGTCCTGATGCGAACCCGCCACGCTTCATAACCGCAGGCATGACTGGGCTATTAGCCAAAGTCATACCAGCTTCTGGCGCTGTGTTCTTCATGTAAGATGCCTTGATTGAATACGCAGCACCCTTTCGTTCTCCACCCTGGGCAGCTGGCACGTTTGCACGATTAGCTTTTGTTCCCATAGCGGTTGGGTCTCCAGCTTGCTTGTTGCCGCGAGGCATAAGCTTTCCTGAAGCAGGTGACGCGGATGGTGAAGTGAACTTAGTTCCTTCTTTTGCACCCATTGTTACACGTCCCTGTGTATTACCTGCTGCTGCTGCAGCATCCATATCTGTTGTTTTTGCCATAGTTGGTACCTAACTATTAGTGAGATCTCACTGCAAAGTCTATATTAACTTACGGTGATTGTAAAGACAATCGCGCTGATTTGTCCGTCTCTGGAATCTACGGTAGTAAATCCTGGACGGCAGCTTAGGTTCATACCACGAGGTGCCACATAACCACTGGCGATAGCGATTGCTTTCACTGCCTGGTTAACTGCTGAAGCACCTACAGCGCGTAGGTATACCTGAGGCTTCTCGTATAGCGCATGGGCTATAGCTGAGCCAACTGATTGAGCATTAGAACTTGCGCTTACACGCAGGAACTTTTCTTCTGTTGAATCTGTCACGATTAGTAGTCCTTTGGTTTCGATTATTAGTCGCCCACCTAAGGTAATATACTACGGTGTATCTCCATATCCCGCTGCCCTAAGTAGCCCCACAAAGTCCTCTAATCTAAGGATGGTCACCCACTCCCCAATAGAAGCCTCTCCCTGGCCGTTTAAGCGCAGTACAGCTACGGGTAGATCTTTTCCGTTATGACGTTCTTTTAACTGCTTTATAACAGCGCTGGGGTTAAAGTCCTTGCGAGCTTTTACTTCCCAATCAATCCCGATTGTGCCAGTAACATCAGTACCACTCCTACCAGCACCAGTGCTCTCAGCAAATGGAAACCCATGTTCTGCCAAGTAGTTTGCGACGACTTTTTGCGATCTATATCCACGATGTTTTCTACTCTGACTGGGCATAAGGCTCACCAACTATTGTTTCCCACACTTCTTTTGCAATCTGAATACGAAGTGCACGCTCCCTAGCTACGTCAGGGTTAATGCCCAACTCTTCATCAGTAAATAATGATAATTGTTCCCAGGTCATGTTGTGAACCTCCGCTGTCTTGCTCGCAACCCTTCTCCGCCTGAAGTACGACGCGTTAACTCACGAGAGACTACACTGCTATCTCTTTCAACATTAAGAGTCTTGGTCTCTAAGAGTTTACGAAAAGCATACTTAATATCAAGATCGTGCACCAGCTCTTTCATCTCATCTGTGGTTGCAATTGTTGCCTTAGCTAAAGCAACACGATCATTCTTACCGCCAGTCCAACCCTTCAACATACCAGCAGCCTCATGCTGATCTACAGCTCGTTGCGCCTCACGCTCATTGATAATAGATATAGCAAGAGCTCCAGCTAAGTGATCGTTCCACTGAGTAAGCTGAACAAACAGATCCATAAGACCATCGTCATCAAGCTCTGTTATATCTCGTGGAAGAGGTGGGATAGATTCTTCAGGCTTAGGATTCAATGAGAACCCCAACTCGGTTAAAGCATCAACAACTTGTTTACTTACGCTCATAGGACAACTCCCCGTCTCTAAATGGTGCGCAACGCTTGCAACCTTTTTCTAGGTTAATGTTGCACACCGGCTCACGATCATTCTCTACAGCCCAGGCAACATCTCGAGCCTTGTCAAAGATCTCAGCTGTGTAGTCTGGGTTGTACTTTACTACAAACTCTTTATACTCTTGGTTAGCTTTAAGCTCATAGATAAACACGATCTCATCTGGAGCACTAGGTAGTAAACCTTCTTCTAACATCAGGTGGCACAGGTGCAGGTATACCTGACCCTGTAGCTGGTGGGAACGTAGAGGTGTGCGAATATTCTTCCACACAACGTCAATGTCATTGTTATATTGAGCCATCATAGCAGGCATCTCCATACGGATAGTACCTGTGCCGATTGACTTGATCTCAATAAGGCAGTCATCT